AAACGAAAGGGAGCAAATGAGAAAACCATGGAAACCGGGCGCCCCATGCTCGAAATGCAAAGAGCCCGTATGGGCGGAGTCCGACCGATACAGGCCGGGGCGCAGTATCTGCCACTCGTGCGGGAAGATCGAGCGGAACAAAGAACAAGCCGCCGCACGGGCGAAACCTGCGCAACCTTGCGCGGTGTGCAACTGCGTGCTCGTAGGAAACGACAAGCGGCACGCGGCGTGCAAGCCATGCCGGGAGGTATTGGCCACAGCAGCCAATGCGGCGCGGAAATGCCCGTGCGGCGCCAGCATCTCGCACCGGTCAAAAGGCGCGCGGTTTTGCGAGAGGTGCTCAGTGCGGCAGCGGGCGAAGGGCGCGATGGCGGGCGGCGTTGCGGCGCGGCCGAAAGTGACGAAGGAGCGGTTGCCGGAGGTGGTGGCGCGACTATTCCTGACACCAGACGGCTTGCGCGGCGGCTTGCGGCCAGCCTTATCAGCGGTGAAGGACGCGGCGGTCTGCCCGAAGCGGGCGGCAGCGGTAGACGCGATACTGTCTCGGCGCTGGGCGACGTTGGATGGGGGGCGGGTGTGAGCGGCTACCGGGCGTTTCTCGACGGCAAGCACGTGCAGCCGCAACCATCCGGGATTTCCGGAGAGTTCGATCTGAACAGCAAGCTATTCGGCTTCCAGCGGCAAAGCATCACGCGGGCGCTGAACGCCGGCAAGTTTTCACTATTTACTGAGTGCGGGAGCGGCAAGACCGCCATGCAAGCGGAATGGGCGCGGCAGGTCTGCCAACATACGGGCGGCAACGCGCTGATACTGGCACCGTTGGCGGTGACGGCGCAAACCGTAGCGGAGGGCGAGAAGTTCGGCGTGGAGATTACGCAGTGCCGAAGTCAAAAGGACGTGCGGCGGGGCGTGAATGTCGCCAACTACGACATGCTGAAGCACTTCGACGCGGGTTACTTCGACGCCATCGTACTGGACGAGTCGAGCATCCTGAAGAACTTCACTGGGGCAACGCGGCGGCTTCTGCAAGACTCGTTTTCCAACACGCCATACAAGCTCTGTTGCTCGGCTACGCCGTCGCCAAACGACCACATGGAACTCGGCAACCACTCGGAGTTCCTCGACATCATGAGCGGCGGCCAGATGCTGATGCGGTGGTTCCTGAACGACACCATGAAGGCGGGCGGCTATCGGCTAAAAGGACACGCAGAGGCGGACTACTGGCGGTGGGTGGCGTCGTGGTCAGTGTGCATGGAAAAGCCGTCAGACCTTGGGTTTTCTGACGACGGCTGGAATATGCCCGAGTTGCGCATTCATGAGGAGATTGTTTCCGTCGATCAATCCATCAACGCCAACGGCCAACTGTTCCGGGTGGCGGACGTATCGGCGACGGGACTGCATCGGGAGATGCGGCTGACGGCGCCGGCGCGGGCGGCTCGCGTTGCCGAGATCATCGGCGACTCCAAAGAGCCGTGGTGTATCTGGTGTAACACCAACTACGAAGCCGACGAACTGATGCGCGTGATCGACGGAGCCATCGAAGTGCGCGGCGATGAGCGCACGGAGGCAAAGGAGGAAAAGCTCCTCGGGTTCACGAACGGCGCGTTCCAGCGCATCGTTACAAAGCCATCAATCGCGGGTTTTGGCATGAACTGGCAGCACTGCAACAAGCACATCTTTTGCGGCCTGTCCTACTCATACGAACAGTTCTATCAGGCCGTGCGCCGGTCCTGGCGGTTCGGGCAAACGCGGCCGGTTGACGCCTACATGGTCATCGCGGAGACCGAAGGCCCTGTCCTCAAGACGATCCGCGAAAAGCAAAAGAAGCACGAAGAAATGAAAGCGGCCATGGTTCACGCGATGGCAGCAATTCAAAACGGGACCGGGCGGCGCCAGCTTGCATCGGCCGTCGGCACAAAGCAAATAAATCTTCCGAGGTGGATCTAATGAACGTGATTATTGACGAGCGGCACGGCCGCAACTGGGCGCTCTACAACGGCGACTGCTGTGAAGTCATCAAGGGTATTCCTGATGAGTCGGTAGACCTGACGGTGTTTTCTCCGCCGTTCTCCAGCCTCTACACCTACTCGGACAGCGAGGCCGATATGGGCAACTGCGCCAGTGATGAGGAGTTTTTCGCGCACTTCGGATTTCTTGCGCCGGAACTACTTCGAGTGACGACGACGGGGCGGCTGTGCGTGATGCACGTTAAAGACCTGCCGACGTACCGCAACAGTGACGGCGCCAGCGGCCTGCGGGACTTTCCCGGTCAGTGCATCGTTGCCATGGAGCGGGCCGGGTGGACGTTTCATAGCCGGGTTACGGTGTGGAAGTGCCCGGTGACGGAGCGGGAGCGGACCAATAACAACGGGCTCCTCCATAAAACCGTCATGCGTGATTCTTCGCAGATCCGGCAGGGAATGGCTGACTACGTGTTGGCATTCCGCAAGACGCCGCCCGGTGACAATCTCAGCACGAAGCCGATTGAGCGGCCGACTGGGTTCGAGCGGTATATCGGCGACGCGGCGCAAGATCCGCGCGAAACCGACCAGCACCCTTCGAAATACGCCCGCAAAGGCCGCGACGGGCGGACAAGCGTGGAGATTTGGCGGCGGTACGCGGAGCCGGTGTGGTGGGACATCGACCAAACCGATGTACTCAACTTCCGCATCGCCCGCGACGAAAAGGACGAGAAACACATCTGCCCGCTACAGCTCGGGTTGATTCGCCGGTGTTTAGAGCTGTGGTCGTCGCCGGGTGATGTCGTGCTGTCGCCGTTCGCTGGCGTCGGCTCAGAGGGGTTTGTTGCGCTGGACGAAGGCCGCAAGTTCATCGGGATCGAGTTGAAGCCGGGTTACTTTTCGACGGCCATCAAGCACCTGGAGAGCGCGGAGGCATACGCCGGTGCGCAGGGAGGTCTATTCGATGCCATCGACTGACAACCCCATCGCCACCGCCCAGCGCGAACAGCGAGAAGCGGCGGCGCGGTACATCGCGGACGGGCACCCACTGGCGGAGCTTGGCATGGGCGACTGGTTCGCGGAGGAGTTTTTGATGGAGCAGGAGTTGCGCGATGCAAGAATACAGTGCGTGTGAGCCTATCCCCGGGTTTCCATGGATTTGCAAAGCCATGCGGAGGGCGAAAGGAATCTACTATCAACCTCAATGGCATTATTTAGACTGGGAAGCCATCCCGGCTGAATTGCAAAGGCTAGAGGATAGCGTTGATACGCTAGGTGTCCAAATTGGCGCGTGGATGACGCTAGTTCGCGACCGGGGGTGCGGTGGCGGATCTTATTTGGTGCCCAAGTTCATCATCAAGTACGACCAGCCAGGGCACGCATGGGAGCCGCATTGGGCGCAACGCGGTAAAGAGGCCAAGCCATGACCCGCCCCTGGACTCTAGCCGAATCCCGCACCATCGCCGAACGGGTGATGGAGTGGCAGGTGACGGAGCACCAAGGCCACTTGTTTTTCGCCACCGCTGATCAGAAGCCGTGGTGGTTGCCTACTCGCTCCATTCCCCACTGGCCCGCCGATCCAGCAGCCGCCGCCATGGCGCTGGCGGCGATACAGATGGACGGGTGGCGCGTCGAGTTCGGCTTTTGGACGGGGGCGAGCCATGCGTTCTGCGTGCGGCTGCGGCACCCGATCACCAAAGACGCAGCCGAGGGTAACGCGCGGGAGTGGTCCGAGGCTGTGATGCTGGCGGTTTTGGCGGCGGTGGAGGGATGAGGGATGTCCATCAATACGCCGATGAGCCACTGAAGCCATATTTGCCAAATTCCATGCGGCGACTTGGGCACAAGGCAGATGGAGCGATTGCGGGGAGGCAGCGGAGCCACGTGCAGGCTGATTGGACATGGGAGGAGATGTTTATGCAGGACGATGAGGCCAGAAAAACCATTCGATATCCACGCGGTGAGAGGCCATGAGGCCGCCCGATGTTGAGTTCGCCGTCCTGGGCGTGCCAGGTCCTCAAGGCTCAAAACGCCACGTTGGCGGCGGGCGCATGATCGAATCATCAAAGAAGGTTGCACCGTGGCGTGATTCCGTCGCATGGGCTGCGCGGGAAGTCATGGCGGGCCGGCCACCGATTGACGGGCCTGTGCGGTGCCAGATGGTGTTTATCTTCCCGCGGCCGAAGTCTCGCAAGCGGACGGCGCTGCATGACCGCAAGCCGGATCTATCGAAGCTCATCCGCTCGACGGAGGACGCGCTGACCACGGGAGGGGCCTGGGCTGATGACGCGCGGGTTGTGGAGTACGTCAACACGTGCAAGCGGTACACCGATGAGATGCCACCGGGCTCGATTACGAGCGGCGCCGCGATCCGAATATGGCGGGCCACGCCATGACCATCCTCGACCAACTCAAGCGCGCCGGCGCCGTGCTGGTGCGACAAAAGAATCATCAGGTGTGGCGGCTGCCTACGGGCGGCGCTATGTGATGGCGACAACGCCTAGCGATGGGCGGGCGGGCAGGAATCAGGCGGCCGTGCTCAAGCGGCTGATGCGGGCGAAGTAGACGGAAAGAGGGAGCTAATGACACAATTTGAG